CAGCTGTCGGTAAGAAGCCCTTCGGGCTTCTACTGCTCCTAATCAACTATTCGCAAACGATATCCACTTTTGCGAATAGTTTGCTCTTATATATTTTTTATTCTACTGTAACATTTCTTTTTCAATCAAATACTTGTAAAGTATAAAAAAATCAAATGAAGAACCAGTATACATATATACTGGCTCAATCTTCAATATACTTGTATTTCGAATCCCTTCCAAAAATCTATTGATGGCATCATTACTATTACGCCCACTACATACGCTATAAAATATCTCTAATTGATACAACTCTTCTTTATCAGAACAAAGTTCATAAAGTATATACAAATCAAAAGTAAAGCTCTTATCCATAAATACTGGCTTTATATCTAATATATTTATATTCTTGTTTTCATTAAACCAATTATTAATATTATCAGTATCACTAGATCCACGTAAGCCATAAAAAAATTTTACTTGATACACTTTATCAACCCCAATTAAAGTATTTTTACTTGACACCAAGCTAAAATTATAATATAATTAATCATCTGAACCTGCTTGTGCACTACCATGAGCAGGATTTTTTTTGCGGTTTTTTAGCCGTTTTTCTTTTTGGTATTTTTTTGTTCGGTATGTGCTTAGCATATAAGCATGATTGTCATTAAGGTTTGATAGTATGGTACTTGCGTCCTCTTCAAAATTTGTATGTAAGCTATTATCATACACTGCGTTAGTCGCTATGTCATTTATGAGCTTTTGCTTAACAACCTTGTCGTCCAGCTCTTTTGAGTATTCTCTCAGTAGTTTTATATCTACTTTTAAACCTTCCAATTTTGTGCTTCTAAGACGTCTCCACCAACTCAAATACTCATCATTTTCGCTAAAATTCAATACTTTTGATGTTAGATAGTCTACAAATATTCTCCTGTTGTCGATTATCTTGTAAAGCCGTCTGATCGGCAAGCTTTTGTCTCTATAGTCAAATGTTTTCAGCAAATGGTTTATAAAATCATCTGAATAATAGTAAAACTTTCGCTTTGTCTCAAACTCTACATTTGTTACTATTGTTATGTCTGGCATATGTTCATTTGCTAAAGTTTTAAAATCTTTGTAAGTGCTGTCTGGATTTTCTAGCGCTTCCTTGTACTTTGTTTTTATTTCTTCATCCGTGCCATACTCCACATAAAACATAAGTTTAGCTTTGTATATGTAATTATAATTCTTCTTTAAATATGCTTTTTCTAGGCAATAATTATCGTAGAAGCTTATCAAGTTGTTCTGATACCATAAGTCAAAAAAGAATCCTTTATAGCCCATTTCTACTACTTCTAAAGCTTTGTTATAAATACGGATAAAAACATTATTGCTCTTTCGATTGCCTAGTGCAAAATAATCCTTATGAAGTACTAAGGCTTCATCTGTACAACTGATACGACCAGACTGATGCCATGATTTCATAGAAGTCTGCATATGTTTAGAAATATTTTCGTCAGAAAACATCTTTTCTGGATTGGTTATAGCGTTTGTATGGTAACAGTAATCTATACGATTCTCTATACAACTGCCGATTGTTATGCCAAAAGGCTCAAATATTTTACATACTTGATTATAACTGTCTTCAAGCATCTTTTCAGCGCCATGAGTCCATAAGCCATACGCTCTAACCTGCACACATATCCGTGGGGTTTCATCGTTTGGCAAATAATTAGTTATAAAAATGTCGAATAAATCGGGATTAGATAAACAAAACTTGTAAATGCTGTAAGATTTTATATCTAACAGCAAATCGTTATCAAATTTCTGCGGTTCATATTCTTTTAAGGACTTTTTTTTAAGATCTTCTAAGAGTTCAAAGAATGGCTCTAGGGTCAAATTATTGTTGCGATCATCCGATAGAAACAAACTATAGTAAATATTGTCTATTGAGGGCAAAAACTTATTTCTAATTATTCCAAAGTATTTCTCTTGTTTTTCTTTGTCTAGCTCTTTAAAAAAACTACTCCTTTGTACTTCTATTCTTACTGACATAAAAATCAGTCCTTTGTTTAAAATTAGTATACTTTGTTAAATTTATATTTTGTGTTCAAACAGCCATTTGAACACAAAATATTTTGATAAAAAATCTAGTAAACATGCGCTCTAAAATACATTTTTTATCGAAAATCCGTGGGGCGTATTACATAGACGCCCTCTAAAGGCTTTTTTACCAGTTTTTACAAAAAGTCGTTTACCTATACTAAACTTTTAACGACTTCTTCTTTCTAAATATATTCAAGAACGACCAGCCGCAGCGGGTCCCCCCCGGGACCTCCCCCCGCTGCGTCCGTCCGTCCTCGTCTATATTTTTCTCTTGCTCGTCCTCGAAGTTGCAAATTGCACTTTCATCTTGGAGAGTGTGATCAGTAGCTTCCGCTTCAAATGCAAATAAAGTTTGAATATCTGAAACACCTTTTATAGCTCCATCAAAAACCATAAAAGAATTATAAATTTCTGCATACTTTTTCTTATATGTAAAAATTTGTCGGTCAATCCGTTCTCTTTGCGAGTACCAATAAGTTATCGCTACAAATGTGCTAACTGGCAAAAAGATGAAAGGGCCGAAATTATTAAGCTTGCGGTGCTTAACTTCATATTCTAGTAAACATCTTATTTGTTTATCTATCAGTTTGTCAAACTGAGTGCACAGTATAATGTGATAACCAAGCTTACGATGTTGAGTAAAAAACGATACCCATTCGGCTCTATCTTTTCTAGTAAACTCACGAGAATTAAATAATAGTTGGCATTCATCTATAAATAAAAAGGTTTGACCCTCTTTGCCTAAAACATGATTTTCAAGTGCATATCGATATAAAAAGTCGACAGTCATATCACGATTATCTACATAAGTAAACTTGGCCGATTTCTTTTTGCCGTTTTTAGTCAAATAATCAATGTCTATTGGAAAATTTGCTATTACTGGGCGTTTACGCTGTAAAAGGTTGTAATATATATCCTTGGCCATATGTAGGCTTTTTCCAGAGCCTGGGGTACCGCTATATAATGTTATCATAATTCCACCTAACAGTTACCAAATATGATCGTTATAATTGTGATGAAATGATATATACATATGTAATACTATACACCATAAAACAACAGAGACTAGTAATAAAATTGCAGAAGGTGACAATGATGCAAGAATATTAATTATGTAAACAAAATCAATACCTTGATTAAATAATAGCCAAAATACTGGAAATAAAACAAACAATGTAGTATCAATTATACCACCTTGAGAAAATAATTCGATTACAGAAGCAAACATTACATCACCTACTTTATTATGCTTAACTTACGTAGTATCACACCTAATGCAAAAAATTGTGCCATTGCAGCTAACCAAGAAACTATCGCTGTAAATATAAAATCTAATGGCAAGACCCAAGCTAACCACCTTAACAGCTGCATATCTTGTAAACCAAAAGATAACTCTCTAAAAGGACTGTAAGGCAATAAAACAGCCAAATAGTTTATAAGTCCACCTGCTATATCTATTAAAGTTTGTATACCATTAGCTAACATATCTATAACCTCTTAGAATGTTTTAAAATTGCAATAACTATGAAAAATAATAAAAAAATTATTGTAAAAATCCATACCATCTTATCACCTACTTTATTATCTTTATGGACATGTATATTAAAGTTATCGTAAATAAAAAGCTTAGTATAAATCTAATCGTTGAAGCAATTACTTGAAACTCTGCTAGATCCACTACGACTAATCCAACCTCCCCAAAAAAAGTACCTCGCCAATCAAAGTAAAATCTTGGTGGTTCGGGAGGAGCTCTTAAGGAGCCTAAAACATACTCAAAATCCCAAGGTAAGCTAAAAGGGAAACGTTCTATAAGACCACCAGAATCCATAAAAGAATTAAAGTTTATAGTAGAGAAATCACCTATTATGGCATGTCCCATATCATCTAGCCTAGTATTAATCCCTTCCAATAAACCTTGTTGAGTTCTTTGACCTTCTACTACTCTGTCTAACCCTTGATTTATAGCTCTTTCTTGCTCCCTAGCTCGCTGATATTCTCGCTCTTGAAAGTCTTCTATATCTCCTACTCGACCTTTAAGTGCTTCTTGATCCAAAGCTTGTTGCCTTTGTTGTTCTTGTAAAAGCTCAAAGCCATCTGCAAGCCTATCTATAGTTAAACCTTTTAAGCCTAAATTTTCTAAAATGGCATCTATTGCTGCATTAGCAACACCTAGACCACCATGTACTAAAGCTAGTCTTTCTTCTAATCTTTCAAGCCATTCTCTATATGTAGAATCACCAGGTAAATCTATTGGGCCATCATCACCCCAATCTATAGTAGACTGACCAGTGTATGGCAAACTTCTTTCAAATACATGGGCCTTAGTGTTATCAAATATGTTTATTTTGCCTTCTACAAAATCTGCTGATATATCTGGTATAAAAATACTTGTTCGAACATTTGTTGTTGGTATACCTAGCTCTATCGGAAATGGTGTTACAAGGCCTATATCACTATGCACTATATTTGATATGGAGTAGTAATTTATTGCGCTTACAGTAAAACGTAATGAACTCCATAATTCATCCCATATAGGACGAGGTAGAATATCCCTATAGTCCCAAACATCAAAATCACGAAATGGATATTTAAAGCCAGCTTGAAATGGGGTATCATAATAAAGAAAATGATCAAACATAGCACGTTGATAATCAATATTACGCATAGGACCAACTATCAGACCTACACCATCTAAAAAATTACCAGGCTGACCAATCCAGACCGACCTACCAACAGTCTGCTCTGCTGTTCTTACCTCTCCTGTCCATACATCTTGAAAATGCCTAGATCTCACTAAAGCAAAAGCAGGCTTTGGAGTTAAAGTTGCACCAAGAGCTGGAAAAAAACGGCTATCAAAGTGTATTATCATCAAATCGGTATAACGATGTAAATTGTTTGCAGCATAATTGTTGACAGTAAATGCAGCAGCTTCTAAAAAGCCATGAGACTCTAATAATGCAATAAAACCAGCAGAACCAAATACACGCCTGGGCAAGTGATCAGTGCCTACGGTCATAAAGTTTGGGCGTTGTGCTATCATTGCGTCTAGCTCATGTATTCCCAAAAACTCCAAATCTCTATAACTTAAAGTAACAGCTCCACCATTTAATAAGGCAGTATTTATTACATGAGCTAGACGTGCTTGTTGCACTGGCGAACGTGTTTCCCAAAATTGTTCGGCACCTAACATTACTTGTAATGTATCTATAGTATAAGTATCACCTGCAACATGATCTCGGGCCATTGATACACTAGTATCTAAATTTCCAGTTAAATTTTGATAATGCTGTACACCACTAGTTACTAAACTTGTTGCCCGCCATGCTCTCCATATCCATTTTATACCTTTTACTGCTGTAGCAGTTGTTATAGTTATTGCGTGTGGATCTATATCTATATAACCAAAAGTAGCTTCTAGATCTATATATATTTCTATCTGCTCTTCATAATATTCGTAAGCATATATTTTACAAGGAAAAATAGACATTATTGCTAACAATAAAGCTATCATTATGGATATAGACCTTTTTAAGATTTCTCTCATCTTTATCACACCTTGCTAATTTTTAAAAAGGGACTTCAAAGCCCTACACATGCTTATAAAGTCCCTTTTACTAAACGTTGCGTTGATTATAAAAATTTTTTCTATGTAACTGCTGATCTAAATAGGCGTAAGCCTAGACGCCATATGACTATTGCGCCTACTAACCCCATTATTGGCGGGAAAACTACTCCTACTGCTGTTATACCTTGTGCTACTACTGCATCTATTCCTGCGCCTAATGCTCCAGAAATATCGGGTACTGTTACTGTTGGCATATGTATTGCCTCCTTTCTCTTCATCTGTTTGTAAAGAATCTTGAGATCGGTGGAAATACTATTCATGCCTTTATAAGTTGCGCGAGTAATTCTTTAGTTCATGCGCCTAATCTTCATGATGTATCTAATATTGTTACTGTTGGCATATGTATTCCTCCTCTCTCTTAATCTAATTACGAGATTTCTGAGATTGGTGGAAATACTATTCATGCTGTTGTACATTGCGCTAGTGATGCTTTAGTTCATGCGCCTAATATTCATAAAGTATCTGACATTGTTGATCTTAAAATATGTATTACCTCCTCTCTCATCATCTACTTAATAAGGATTTCATTGCATTATATAGGACTTCTCCAAATGTTAAAGTTAGTAAAAATATTATTACACTTGAAATAAGTCCATATCTAAACCCCAGTAGCATATCGGCAAAAATAATCTGAAAATCATTGTTTTGTACTGCTGTCATAAGAGGCGTTACATACTCATATTCATATTCAGACATTTCTACCTCCGCGCGAATGTGACAGCTACTAGGAGTATTAGCATTATAGCTATTGCAAAACCTGCTAACGCCAAGTTGATACGCGATATCATTATTAAAGTGTCTAGCCCTTGAAGATCTGGGCTTGTGCCTTGACCTGGGCCTGTATTATAAAATGGATTTAATACTTCAAGTTGCCACCATAAAGCATTTGTGTGTTCAAAGAGTAAACGCTGAAACTCGTTAAACTCCCACCACATTTCAAACATGTCATTATTATCAAATGGTGGGGCTGGTCTAAAATAATCAAATGGTGGTGGCGGAATTGATATTCTGCTATATGGTTCTATTTCCATTAGTATCACCTTGTGTTGTTAGGGTTTTGTTAAAGTTTGCTAGGTTTTTATTGTTGTTGTTTAGTATGTTTTGTGTTTTTAGATTGATTTTTATTGCTTTTATGTTTTTGATTTTTTGTTGCTTTGAGTTATTATTTTATTGTTCGTTTTGGGGTATTTTTATTTTACTGGTTTTGGTAGTTCTTTTTGTTCTTCTGTTTTTGTTATTTGTTCTAGTTTTATATCTGATAGGTATTTCATATTTGAAAAGGAAATGGAACCTTTTAGATCACCTTTTGCTTGCATCTTTAAATCTGCCTCATATAATGCTGGAACATTTACTATATTCTTAGTTTCAGTAAATGGTAAGTTTACCTTCATAGGACGACTACCCTTTACTACAGCATAGCCATTATTTTCTTCTGTTGGACTTAGATCGCCTGATGGGTGTACAATTAGTTGTAAACCTTCATTTATCTGACCTGTCTTTTCGTCTGTTATCTTGTACGGTAATGCGAATAGTACTATTAATTGATGTTTGACTTTCATTTTGATTTCCTCCTGTTTGGGGTTTGTTTTTTGTTTTTTGTTAGTTTTTTGTATGTTTTGGTTTTTTAGTTGTCTGTAACTTCTAGAAGGGTTAAGTGTTCGCGTGCTTTACCTATTAAATTTTTTATGTATAGAGTTGCACCTTCTTCGGTTTTTGCAAAATATACGCAATCTTCTTTATTATGCACGGCTTCAAATTCTTGCCTAGTCAAAGTCGACCTAATAACAGATTGTTCTTGCATAGATAGTTTCATAAGGTTTACTGTTGGCTTTTCTCTCAGCTGCTTACCAAGATCTATCATACATATTTTCCATTCTTTCTTGGTTAGCTTAACAGGGCTTAATGTTGACAATTTTTAGGCCTCCTTTGCGAAATAAAAGACGTATTCGACTTGTTATGGACCATAGTTTCACAAGTTTTTCAATCTTATATAGTGTATAATAAACTATTATGAACTATATAATAATAAAAACCGACATAAAAGTCAACACTAAAATGAACTATTTTGAGTCTTTTTTAAATTAAAATTAATTATTATACTCATTTTAAAAGGAGTGATCAGTTATGAAAGAACAGTTTAGTGTAAGATTATCTATTGAAGATAAGAAAAAGATTGACGTTATATCAAAAGAAAACAGCAGAAGTATAAACGGACAAATGGAGTTTATAGTGAAGCAATTTATAAAAAAATATGAAGATATAAACGGAGCAATTAAAGTCGACTTTGAAGGTGAAATAAGCGCAACAATTCAAAAAAATGCATCTGCGGTTAGTTAAATAATAACACTGAACTTTTAGTATCATTCAGAGAAAAGAGAAAGACCGTGGGCGTTCCCCCCACTCCCCCCGCCGTTTCACAAAAAGCCAGCTTTTTTTGCTCTTCTTGTCAAATACTTTTGGTTTCCATGTAAACAATACTAACGCCTTAATAGCGGTCAAGTGTGAAATGTACGCTGAGCGCACTTGACCGCTATTATTTTTTGTGCTGTACAAAAATAGCCGTGAGTGGGAAGCCAGCTATATCAAAGCTATCCCACTTACGGCATCTTATATTAGCACAAAAAAACGGCTGATATTACTTGTGCAGTATGACAAAATTGAAAATTAAACATTTTGCTGAAAAATGTAAGGCTAGAAACTCTACTAAAAAAATAGACTTAAGCGTTAAAACACAGAATACATCAAGTTTATAGAGATTTAATCCAAGAAAAAATATTGTGGTCGACGACGCTGATCAAACACTTACTGAAGAAAAAATCTCATTAAACGTTTTGATGTTTTATATCAAACTACTTCGCAATATTTCTAAAATATTTTTATCATTTCATTATCAAGTCTTTCAATTTCTAAATGACGTATACCCTTATGCATTACCATCTCCATAAATTCATAAACGGGCAAATTAAAATGCTCTGCACATTCTACAATCAAGCTATATTTTATGCCTATTAATTTCTCGAAAATTGCCTCTTCGTAATGATCTAAATCTAAGAAATAATTTACACTTATATCAAGGGGTAAAGCTATTTTTTTGAGCGTAATAATTTTAGGCACTCTATAACCAAGTTCATAATGCCTTATTACAAATTCACTTATACCAGATAACTCACCTAATTTTTTTTGTGTCCAGCCTTTTTCTTTTCTTTTTAGCCTAATTTTCTCCCCGACTGTCATATAATCACCTCTTTTGCAAATTAATATTTTTTGAGAATTAAAATTTCATCGCAACATACACACTTCAACCTACCTGTAACATCATTAGGAACTACAATAAAAAATTTACATGAACGGCAAGTATACTTTTTAAGTTTAAAAAGATGATAATCGCAAAAAGTGTATGTTAAGTGAAAAATAAAAGTAATTATTAAAAATACAATGTGCCCAGGAATCTCTAAAGTTATATAGGAAACTTCCATAATATAATCCTTTTTTGCAAACTGATTCGCAAAATATATATTTTGCGTAATAGTTGGCTGGGATATGGTGCCCGAAATTAATAAAATATTTTAACAATTTCGGGCACCATATCCCAGCTGTCGGTAAGAAGCCCTTCGGGCTTCTACTGCTCCTAATCAACTATTCGCAAACGATATCCACTTTTGCGAATAGTTTG